TCATTCAGAAATATATCGACGAAGAAGGTCATTTGAAGAATATACTCCAGTTGAAGCGTGAGATTGCCGAGATTGACGGGCAAAGAATGGTTCAAGGTTTTCGTGACGAATCTACGAAATATGCCAGATATGCGTATCTTGCAGATCAAGTGCGCAAGGCACAAACAGGCGGTACCAAACTCACTGATAGCGAGAAGAAAGAATGGGAAGAAGTTAAAAAGGTCTATTTTAAAGATAAGAATTGGACTTCGAAGATAACAGACAGTGCCACCGACATACGCAACTATTTCCAACGTATGTCACGAGACTTTACCAAGCAGGCTGAGACTCAGACAGCTCAGAACTCCGTCAAGCGTTTCCAAGATACCATTTCAGGGTACACAGAAGCGCAGTTGAAGCAGTTGCAGAATGCCTTGCAGAAAGCCAAGGGCAGGAAGGGAAATGTTGCCTTTAAGGGCTATAAAGACCTTGAAGGTACATCTTTAAGCCAGGGTGACATTGCAGGGCTTGACAAATATGTCGAAGGCTTGCTGAAATCCAAGGGGAGCACCGTTGTAAATAAAGATGCACTCACGAAGCGTAAGAAGAAGTTGCAGGCCGAACTCGATGCCCTGTCAGTAGAGGCAGCAGCCGGAGAGAAAGGTGCAGCCCTCAAAAAGAAGATTCAGGAGATAGACAAACAGCTCGGCAACTATTCCACCACGTCGAAAGGCGGTAAGGGTGGCAAAAGCACAACCGCTGATGACATTGCCGAGAAAAAGACCGATGTGCTATCCAAGCAAAAGCTGGCAGAGCAACGTGCAGCTAAAGACCTCGAATTTTCCACCCGTGACGCTCAGATTAAGGCCATGCAGGAAGGTTCCGAGCGAGTGTTGGAGCAGATAGAACTCGACCACGATAAAGAAAAAGAAGCCATACGTCGCTCCTATGAGGACATGCGCCTTAAACGTATCGAGGAAGCCCGTAAGGTGTGGGATGCTGACCCTGTCAACAAGGGAAAGAATTTCTATGACAGCCAAGAATATAAAAAGGCAAATGCAAATACCCAAGAGGAAAGTGACAACCGAGATGCACGGTTGAAAGCTGCCATGGCCACCTATCAGCGTGCGCTTGATGAGCAACGCAGGTCGGAGGCACAGGCTATGTATGACTACCTGCAAGAATATGGTACCTACCAGCAGAAGAAACTCGCCATTGCCGAGGAATATGCTGCCAAGATAGCAGAAGCCAACAAAAAGGGCGACGTATGGACGGCAAAGAAGCTCGAAGCAGAGAGCAAGAGCAAGCAGTCTGCCATAGACACTGAGGCATTGAAGCAGAATATAGACTGGCAGGCTGTTTTGGGAGGCTTCACGGGCATGTTGGGCGACCAGCTGAAAAATACCCTTGCAAGCCTCAAAGAGTACGTCAGAACGCCCGAATTTGCATCCAAGAATGAGACAGACCAGCAGGTCATCTATCAGGCTATCGAGAGATTGCAGGGCATGATGGGCGGTGGTAAGGGTACGCTCAACTTCTCCGACATCAAGAAACAGATGGATGACCTCGGTGTGGCCGTCAACCGCTTGCAGCAGGCAAAGGCAAGTGAATATATGGCCTACGAGAATCTGAAAAAGGCTCAAAGGGCATATCAGGAAGCCTTGAAGAGCGGCACAAAGGCAGAGCAAGATGAAGCAAAGTCGCGCCTTGAACTGGCTCAGAAGGTAGCCGATTCCACATCTAATCAGGTGCAGGTGCAGACTACGGCAGTTCAGAACCTCGCTCCCAACCTAAAGGAATCGGAGGAGGACACGGTGGACGCCCTCA